ATAAAATACTTTGTACAATATAAATTTTTACCAGGTACAGGTTTTTATGGTTTTGGTTTAATCCACATGATTGGTGGTTTAACTAGAACTGCAACAGCAGCATTAAGACAATTACTTGATGCAGGAACTTTAGCAAATTTACCAGCTGGTTTTAAAACTAGAGGTATAAGAATTAGAGACGATGCACAACCATTACAACCTGGTGAGTTTAGAGATGTAGATGCACCTGGTGGAAATATACGTGATCAGTTTATGCAATTACCTTTTAAAGGTCCTGATGCAACACTATTACAATTAATGGGAGTTGTGGTTAATGCGGGCCAACGATTCGCGAGTATTGCTGATGCACAAGTTGGTGATATGAACCAACAAGCAGCGGTAGGTACAACAGTTGCATTATTGGAACGTGGATCACGTGTTATGTCAGCTATTCACAAAAGATTGTATGTTGGATTAAAACAAGAATTTAAATTACTAGCAGAAGTATTTAAAACTTATCTACCTCCAGAATATCCTTATGATGTTCCTGGTGCTACTAGACAAGTTAAAGCAGCAGATTTTGATGAAAGAGTAGATATACTTCCTGTCGCTGATCCTAACATTTTTTCTCAAACACAAAGAATTTCTATGGCTCAAATGGAGCTACAATTAGCACAATCGAATCCTCAGATACATGATTTGTACCAAGCGTACAGATCCATGTATGAAGCGGTTGGGGTAAAAAATATTAACGCAATATTACCTCCACCGCAACAACCTCAACCCATTGACCCTGCATTAGAAGAAATTGCAGCAATGGGTATGAAACCTTTTCAAGCTTTTCCTGGTCAAGACCACAAAGCTCACATAGATTCACACTTAAATTTTATGCAATCTAACATGGTACAAAATAGTCCAGCAGTTATGGCAGCTTTACAAAAAAATATTTTGGAAAGAATTAGTCTAATGGCACAAGAACAGATACAATTAGAGTTTCAAGAAGAATTACAACAAGCACAACAGATGCAACAAATGTTACAACAGCAACCACAGAATCAACAACTTGTTCAACAAGCAACTATTCTTACAAATAAAATTAATTCTAGAAAAGCTGTGTTAATTTCTGAAATGGTTAAAGATTATATGGCCGAAGAAGACAAAATAATTAATGAAATGGGCAGTGATCCACTACTTAAACTAAAATCAAGAGAACTTGACATCAAAGCTAAGGCAGATGAAGCTAAAAAAGCTTATGATGAAGGTAGAATTAGTTTAGATACTATGAAAGTAATGATGGGAGACACTCATCACGACGAAAAACTTGATCAAAACGAAGATTTAGCAGAATTAAGAGCGGATACTTCAATAACTAAACAAATAATGTCTGCGGATGCTGCTTTAGAAAGACAACAAATGGCTGATCAAAGTAAACGAAACGATTTTGGTAGAAACTTTAAGAAAAATTAAGTATAATAAATTATTAAGGAGAAAACTATGATTAAAAAAGCAAAAGACTCTAAAGCTGTTACAGAAGTAGGCGTTGGTAAAGACGGATACAAAACAGGTGGTGTCACAATTGAAGTTACAGACCCTATGCAAACTCAAACAGTAACTGTTAGAGGAACAAAGGCAATGAGAGCTGATAAAAAACCTGTTAAGGCTAAGTGGTACTAATTCATGTGGTTCTCGGCAATTAAATTAGCCGTTTCTGCAGGTAGTAAAATTTATGCTAACAAGCAGAAAACGAAAATAGCTATGTCAGATGCACAGCTTATGCATGCATCACGTATGGCTGAAGGTAAGGAAGCTTACCAGGGAAAACTTTTAGAAGCCCGTCAATCAGATTGGAAGGACGAGGCAGTTTTAATAATTTTAAGTTTGCCCATAGCAATTCTGGCCTGGGCAGTCGTATCGGACGATCCAACCGCTATGGACAAGGTAAAATTGTTTTTTGATATGTTCTCAGAGCTCCCAAAATGGTTCACAAATTTATGGATCCTTGTCGTGGCGTCGATATATGGTATAAAGGGTACACAAATATTTAAACAACACGGAGCAAAAAAATAATGCCTATACCAATAGTAGGAGCAGTAGTAGGAGTAGCGTTAAGAGGTTTTGGAAAAGCTCTTGCAAAAAGAGCAGCTAAAAAAGTTTCTAAAACTATTGATTCTGTTAAGCCTAATGTTCCAAAAACAAAATTAGAAAAAGCTAAAAGTAAATTAGCTATTGCAAAACAAAAAACAAAAGGATCTAAAGCAAAATTAGATCAAACTGTTTTTGAAATATCACAAAAATCTAAAGGTAAATAATGAAAAAATTTTGGCAAAAATTAGTTGACAAAATATTTGGAAAAAGATGTAAGTGTGTGAATAGAAAAAGAGAAACAAAAACAATAATAGAATGCATTGATTGCGGAAAGATAATGTTATGAAAAAAAAAATACCAGCAGGTAAAAAGGGTGCAGGTTTAAGAGCACTAAAATCAAAAGCTCCAGAAGTTGCAAAACGAATGGGTTATAAAAAAGGTGGTGGTCTTTATGCTAACATTCACGCCAAGCGTAAAAGAATCGCTGCAGGCAGTGGTGAGTCTATGAGAAAAGTTGGAGCTAAAGGTGCACCAACAGCAGCTAACTTTAAAAGAGCAGCAAAGACAGCTAAGAAAAAATAATGGCTAAAACTGCAGCATGGCAGAGAAAAGAAGGTAAGTCTAAATCAGGAGGACTTAACGCTAAAGGTGTTGCATCATACAGAGCAGCAAATCCAGGATCAAAATTAAAAACTGCTGTTACGACTAAACCATCAAAATTAAAAAAAGGATCTAAAGCTGCTAAAAGGCGTAAATCGTTCTGCGCAAGGATGACCGGAATGCGTAAAAGACAAAAAGCCAGTAATAATACTGGGGACGATAGATTATCTAAATCACTTAGAAAGTGGAATTGTTAGTGAAAAGAGCAATACTAGATGCACTAGCTGCAAGATACGAAGCACAAATAGCTGAAGCAGACGCAACAGTTAAAATATTTTTAGAAAATTCAGTAGGTATTGGAGAACATCCGCAACACATTGATGAAGTAGATAAACAATTTGAAAAAATTGCAGCAGCAGAGGAAAAACTTAAAGTGCTGGAAGATTTTCGAGAACAACAAGGAGAAGAGTAATGGACGACATGACAATAGTAAGTAAGACACAAAAACTTTTAAAAGAAAGACTACAAAATATTGGAGATTCTATATTAGCCGGAGGGGTTGACAATATGGAAAAATACAAGTATTTAATAGGACAGGCACATGCCATACAATTAACACTACAGGATATCTCTAACCTGCTAAAACCTAAGGAGCAACAAGATGAGCAAGGAAACGTTATCGACATCGGAGAAGGAAGCACCAAAAATTAAACTGGCGCTTGAAGAAAAATACAAAGAAGAAGAAAAAAGATTACCTCCAGAACCAGAACCTTTAACTCCAGAAAATATTGGAACAGATACTGTTGATGAATTACCACAACCAGCAGGATATAGAATTTTAGTTTTACCATTTACTCCTAAGAATAAATCTGAAGGAGGAATTATATTTTCACAAGAAACTTTAGACAAAGCAAGAATTGCTACGACTTGTGGATATGTTTTAAAAATGGGACCATTAGCTTATAAAGACAAAGATAAGTTTGAAGAGCCTTGGTGTAAAAAAGGAGAGTGGGTAATTTTTGCAAGATATGCAGGATCAAGATTACCTATTGAAGGTGGAGAAGTGAGAATACTAAACGATGATGAAGTGATAGGAACTGTAAAAGATCCCGAATCTCTTCTTCATTTTATTTAACCACATAGGAAGGAAACTATGCCAGAAGATATAAAACAATCAGAAGACTTAATTGATGTTGGCGAAACAGTAGGTGCTGATATTAATTTAGATGACAAAGGAGAACCTGAAAAAGTTGAAGCTCCTGTAGAAGAAAAAATAGAAGTTGAACAAGTACCTGAAGATAAAACTTATGAAAATGAGAAACAGGTTAAACTTAAAAAAGAAAAACCAGAAGATGAGTTACAAGACTATAGTGATAGCGTTCAAAAACGTATTTCTAAATTAACTCGTAAAATGAGAGAAGCAGAAAGACAAAGAGAAGAAGCTGTTCAATTTGCTCAAGCTGCTAAAATGGATAAAGATAGATTAGAAAAAAAACTTTCTACTTTAGACCAATCTTATGTTAATGAGTTTGAATCAAGAGTCACTACAAATATGGATGCCGCAAGACAATCATTAAAAGCATCTATTGAAGCTGGTGATGTAGATGGTCAAGTTGCAGCCCAAGAACAAATTGCTAAACTTGCACAAGACGCATCAAGATTAGGAGCATTAAAAAAACTTAATGAAGAGCAACCAAAAAAAAGAGTTGTAGAACAGCCTTATCAAGCTCCTACACCTAGAAGAGCACAATCTGACCCTAAAGCTGAAGATTGGGCTAGTAAAAACACTTGGTTTGGCAGTGATTCAGCAATGACTCATACTGCTTTTGATCTTCATAAAAAATTGGTAGAAGAAGAGGGATATGATCCACAATCTGACGAATATTATAAGGAAGTTGACTCAAGAATAAGACTTGAATTTCCGCATAAGTTTGATAAGATAGATGGAACAACTACAGAAAGAGCAAAGCCTGCTCAAAATGTAGCTTCAGCTAGACGTTCAAGCTCAACAACAGGACGCAAAAAAACTGTGAGACTCTCGCCATCACAGGTAGCAATTGCTAAAAGATTAGGCGTGCCATTAGAAGACTATGCGAAACAATTAAATATCACGGAAGGAGTATAAGCATATGGAAAACGAAAAAATAAAAACTTCTCGTGCGAGTCAAACAAGAGTAAAGGCGGAAGCCCCAAAAACTTGGACTCCACCCTCATCACTAGATGCACCTGATGCGCCACAAGGATTTAGGCACAGATGGATCAGAGCTGAAACTATGGGTTTTGATGATACAAAAAACATGGCAGGAAAGTTAAGATCCGGATGGGAATTAGTTAGAGCGGATGAATATCCAGAAACTGATTATCCAACGCTTAAAGATGGAAAACATGCAGGAGTTATCGGAGTAGGAGGCCTATTGCTGGCTAGGATACCAGAGGAAATCGCGAAATCTCGTGAAGAGTACTTTAAGAAACAAGTACAAGACAGAGACGAAGCTATTAAAAACGATTTACTAAAGGATCAGCACCCAAGTATGCCGTTCAATCAAGAACGACAGACACGTGTAACTTTTGGTGGTACAAAGAAAGACTAATTATTTAGTAATTCCTATCCAACAAAATAAATTAAACCGTACTGGAGGCCCTTCGGGGCAGGTACATTAGTAAAGGAAAAACGACTATGGCAAATGATAGTACAGCTGGATACGGATGTAGAGCAGTAATGACTGTGGGTTCAACACCTGCAACTTCTGGTCAATCTGAATATAAGCTATATGATTTCGGTGGTGCGGCTTTCAATACAATCTTTAAAGGTGATCCGGTTTCTCTAAATGCAGGAACTCAGGCAGCTGAAAAAGGTTATATTCAAGACGCAACTTACGATTCAACTGACGATGACAATAGTGGTGGAGCTGGTTGGCAAAATAGTGCTGACCCTCTATTAGTAGGTGTCTTTAATGGTGCTTTCTGGGTAGACTCAGGAACATCGAAACCAACATGGAGTAACTCAGTACCAAGTGGAACAAACTTTGGAACTGACTACAACACAGGTTCAAGCGATGGATGTGCTTATGTATTGGATAACCCTAATCAGGAATTCAACATGAGAGCAAACGCTGCTTGGCAACAAAATGATGTTGGTCTTAACTATAACACAGGTGATAACGGAGCAACTGGTCTTAATGGAATGTCTGATGAAAGACTTTCTATTGCAACAGTAAACGCCGCTTCAATGTTTACATTGGTAAGAGGCGCTAACATTCCGGGTCAAAACGATTACACAGCAGACGGCAGCGATGTCGTTGTTGTAATTGGTTCGGCTTCACACTTGTACAACTAATAGCGAATAAGGAGAAATAAACTATGGCTATATCAAGAGCACAACTCGTAAAAGAGTTAGAACCTGGTTTGAATGCTTTATTCGGACTAGAGTACAAACAATATGCTAATGAGCATTCTGAGATTTTCGATACAGAAACTTCAGACAGAGCTTTCGAAGAGGAAGTAATGTTATCTGGATTTGGAAATGCATCAGTTAAACCTGAAGGTCAAGGTGTATCATTCGACGATGCGCAAGAAACTTTCACAGCTCGTTACACAAACGAAACAATTGCGTTAGCGTTTGCAATCACAGAAGAAGCTATCGAAGATAACTTGTATGACAGACTTGCGTCTAGATATACAAAAGCGTTAGCAAGATCTATGGCAAACACTAAACAAGTTAAAGCAGCAGCAGTATTGAACAACGCGTTCAACGCAACTTTTGCTGGTGGTGACGGAGTAGAACTTTGTTCTGCAGTTCACCCTACGCTTTCTGGAACTTTCGCAAATGAATTAGCAACTTCTGCTGATTTAAACGAAACTTCTTTAGAGCAGTCTTTAATTGACATCGCAGGGTTCACTGATGAAAGAGGACTAAAAATTGCAGCTAGAGGAATGAAATTAATCATCCCTTCTGAGCTTCAGTTTACTGCTGACAGACTTATGAAGTCTGAAGGTAGAGTTGGTACTGCAGACAATGATATCAATGCAATCAAAAACATGGGAATGGTTTCTCAAGGTTATACTGTAAACCATTACTTAACTGATACTGATGCATTCTTTATCAAAACTGATGTTCCAAATGGTCTAAAACATTTCGTTAGATCACCGATCAAAACGACTATGGAAGGTGACTTCGATACTGGTAACGTTAGATACAAAGCTAGAGAGAGATACGTATTTGGTTTCTCTGACCCTAGAGGTATCTTCGGATCTCCAGGAGCATAATAAATAATTTAAAGGGCCGCCTAAAAACGGCCCTTTTTTTAACTACAACAAGGTGTGTAAATGAAAAAAACTCTCATAAATATCTGGGCTTACGATCATCATGCAGTATTTACTATTGAACATAGTGAAGACACAGCAGAAAATGTTGAAAAAGCAATACTTGACAAGCTAGGAGAAAAGAGTATAAAATGGGAGTATCTCGGAAACAACTATAATAACGAGATAAATCGAATAACTTATGAGGAGGTTATTGATGATACAAGACCTATA